AGCCATCGATGTCGATCGAGATGTTCATAAGTCAGGCAAGCCCGACCTCATGCCCGATATTGCAGATCAGCTTCGACTCGCGGCAAAGGCAGGCGAAAAGCGTATTGCCTACATCATCTTCGACGGAAGAATTGCATCGTCTCGCATGGGCTGGCGCTGGCGAAAGTATTCGGGAAGCAATCCGCATCGGGCGCATTGCCACTTTTCTTTCACTAAACAAGGTGATACGGACGGCTCTTTCTTTAATATCCCGTTACTAGGAGACAAATAATGGAACAAGCAAAATCACTAGCAGCATCATGGGCTCGATCATTCTTAGCTGCTGCATTGGCGCTATACATGGCTGGCGTTCAGGATCCTAAGACATTAGCAATGGCCGGGGTTGCAGCAGTAGCGCCTGTCATCTTGCGCTGGCTTAACCCTAGCGACGCATCCTTTGGCGTAAATAAAAAGTGACACAGACGGATTTCTTTACCCTTTACTTTGCCAGCCTTGCAGTAGTTGGCGGCCTTTCAGGCTTCGTCATTACTCACTTGCTGTCTGAAATTAAGCGCTTGCATGCGCGTGTCGATGAGATCTACAACATACTTCTCGAGCGATAATTTTTACATGGCAAGAAAAAAGGTTATTGACCTAGACACTTACAATGCTCTTGACGCATACGCTATTTCTATGCATGAGTTCTATAAGTCTCTACGTCGTGCCGGATTTGCTGTCGATCTCTGTCTAGCAATTATCACAGACCGAGGCGCCTATCCTGACTGGATCTTGCCATCGATCCCTGACCGAGTGGATCGCCTACCCTACGAGGACGACGACGAGGATTAATGAAGCGCATTGTCATAGTGAGCGACCTACAGGTTCCCTTCCACGATCGACACGCAGTTAAGAATCTAGCCAGCTTTATCAGTAAGTTCAAGCCGCACGAGGTAGTGACGATTGGCGATGAAATTGATTTCAATACGATCAGCAAATGGTCAGAAGGGACTCCCGAGGCCTATGAACAGACTCTTGGAGATGATCGCGATGAAGCTGTTCAAGTCCTTTACGACTTACAGGTCACGCAGACCATAAGGTCTAATCACACAGACCGCCTTTACAATCAGATCATGAGGAAGATTCCCTCATTCCTATCCTTGCCTGAGTTACGCTTTGAAAAGTTTATGAAGTTCGATGAGCTTGGCATCACCTTCCATAAGAGGCCATACAACATCGCGCCTAACTGGATTGCAGTCCATGGGGATCACACCCCTATTAAGTCACAAGGGGGTCTCTCAGCCCTTGAGGCGGCTCGTAGGCACGGAAAGAGCGTCATATCGGGTCATACCCATAGGGCAGGACGATCGAGCTTCTCAGAGGCCTCAGGGGGCCGAATAGGCCGTGTCCTGCATGGCGTAGAAGTCGGCAACCTCATGGACTTTTCTAAGGCAAGCTACACAAAGGGATCGGCTAACTGGCAACAGGCTTTCGCCATCATGTATGTGGACGGAAAGAATGTTCAAGTCGATCTTATCTACATCGAGAAGGATGGGACATTTGTGGTTTCAGGCAAGCGCTATGGACGACCTAGATAACGATCTAGCGCGGTCGATTGATGATCACATAGACGATGCAGAATCGTTACCATTTCGTTATCAAAATAACCTTGACCTAGGCTAGACATCTGTCATTCTTATCTCATCGGCGAAGGGCGTCGATAAGAAAGGGCAATTATGTTTGATCCATCTTTAGGCGATGCAGTTGTAATGATCCTGCTATCTGCCATATATTTCCACTTAGGCCGTATCGTCGGCATTCGCGTTGGTTATCTCAAAGGTCGCAAAGCTGTGAGAGATTACTACGCATCGAAAGAAAGGGTTAAAGTGTGAAAGCAAGTGATTTCCTCAACGAAGCAAAGGCAACAATTCAAGATCGTGGAATGGACTACGGACACCCGTCGGACAATATGTCCCGAACCGCATGCCTATGGTCAGCATTCTTGCAAATGCCTGTTACTGACTATCAAGTGGCATCATGCATGGCACTGGTCAAGCTCGCACGAAGCATGGAGTCTGCAAAGGTCGATACATACATCGACGCTGCAGCCTATCTTGCAATAGCAGGGCAACTACACACAGAGGAGAATGAGCTTTATGTTTAACCTAGAAGATTATGAGACAGTAGAAGAAAGACTTATCAAGTTTTGGAAGGATCATCCCGATGGGCAAATTCACACGAAGTTACTTGATCAGTCCGCTGGTCGTTTTATTGTTGAGGCTTCTATATATCGCACAGAGGCAGATCACAGGCCTTGGACTACTGGACTGGCAGAAGAGACCATCCAAGGGCGCGGAGTCAATGCGACAAGTGCGCTGGAAAATTGTGAGACTAGTGCTATTGGTCGAGCGCTTGCTAACGCCGGATATGCGACGAAGGGAAAGCGTGCGTCACGAGAAGAGATGGCGAAAGTTGGTGCGGCGCAAAAGACTGTGGCACTTATAGACGAAACTAAGGCCAAGATGCAACAGACATCGGGCGAATACATTCCCGTAGTGAAAGAGGACGATCCATGGACTATCAAGCCAGCGACTATGCCGCCCACAATGGGGGAAGCTGTATCGATGGTGAAAGAGATCATTGGCGGCCAAACAGAGAAGGATATCCCGAGATGCCCACATGGCGACATGATTTGGAAAACTGGTCAATCGGGCGCCGGTAAGGCATGGGGACATTTTAAGTGTCGCAACGCTGTGACAGGCGAGCTGACTCGATGCCCCAAGGGTGAGGATGTCATTTGGTATGAGATCAACAAAGAAGGCGCATGGCAACGACAGAAGGCGAGAGTCTGATGGGACGTCTACAGTTTCAGAATCAAGATGGTGAGTGGGAGTCATTCCCAACAGAGGACGAAATAGCACGATCTAAAGAAGTCCAGGCAATTTTAGAAGAATTTACATTTATGACTCGGTGCTGTTTATGTAATGATTCAATACCCGTGTCAGAGATAAAAGTAAATCTTACTAACAAAGCGTGGTCATGTAGAAAGTGTCACGCGGTCAATGGCCTCACAAAGCCGTAAATACAGGGGATTCTCAACCGAGCGAGTGGTCGCACGTTACCTTTCGGAGTGGTGGCCACATGCGGATATCGGTCGAGGGGCTGGAAAAGATATAACACATGTTCCGTTCGACATGGAAGTTAAGGCTAGATCGGCGTTCCAGCCTAAGGCATGGATCGATCAAGTCACCAAAAGAGCTAGCAAGTCTCAAGACTTGCCCATCGTGGTGTGTCGCTTAAATGGTCAGGGAGAAAGTAGTCCACAAGACTATTTGGCCTTTATGCGGCTTGGTGATTTGGTCGATCTATTGCTGAGTTCAGGTTACGGGGATTTCAAGGGTGATCGAGATACACTAGAGCCTATGAGATGCAAGATGTGTGGCGCATGGGCCTTCACGGAGACTTGCCGGACATGTCAGGTGGATCCCGATGCCAACTTATGAGTTTGAGTGTGACAATGAGAAGTGCGAAAGTAATGCACGCATTGAGGAATGGCTCAGCATTACCGAGCCTCATGACCTAGAGTGCCCATTCTGCCATTCACCTATGCATAAGGTTTACAGCTCTATAGGGGTATCGTTCAAGGGATCAGGCTTCTACAGTACGGACAATCGATGAAGATCGGGAGTCTATGTACTGGCTATGGTGGTTTAGACATGGCTGTAGAGGCTTATTTCAATGCTGAAACTGTTTGGTGCGCTGAGTACGATAAGAATGCAAGTTATCTCATAGAAAAAAGATTTAACATCCCCAACTACAAAGACATCAAGTCTATTGATTGGACAACATTAGAACCCATAGACATCATGACCGCTGGTTACCCATGTCAGCCTTTTAGTGTTGCTGGGTCAAGACAAGGGAGTAATGATGAAAGACATCTTTGGCCATATATCAAAAAAGGAATTAGCGTACTTAGACCTAGATTCGTCATCTTGGAGAACGTGCGAGGGCATCTCAGCCTCGGATTCAAAGAAGTTCTTGCAGACCTTACCGAAGTCGGGTATGACGCAAGGTGGCAAGTTGTTCGAGCTAGTGACGTCGGAGCGCCGCACCAAAGAGCAAGGCTCTTCATTATTGCCTACCCCTCTAACAACGGATTCTCATCGGGGTTCACCTGCGGATCTGAGAAGAGATTCACCGGGACTCAGAGTGATGGATCTATTACCGACTCCGACTGTGATGCATGTAAGGAACCACGACGAACCTCTATATGCCTATGCTCAAAGAGTCAAGGATTACGAGATGGGAAAGACCAAGGGCAAGCCGGGCATGAGTACAGGTTTAGCCTTAAGATGGATCGACAGAACATTCCGCCTACATTGGATCAAGATAAGTTAAACCCAGCATTCGTTGAGTACATGATGGGTCTACCTCAAGGATGGGTAACAGACATTGATATGTTAAGGACTCAGAAGCTCAAAATGCTCGGTAATGGGGTCGTCCCTCAACAGGCTTATTACGCTCTAAAGACTATATGTGATCCAATTCACATTCCACATAGTGAGATTCTAGGAGATGCTACACATGAACGTATTTGACATAGATGGTACTCTCAGGCGAGAGCCCTTCAGGGGCTCAGCACGCGCCCGTAAGGGCAGAGCGCGAGTGGTCGCCTTCGTTATTGGGACAGCTCTATTCATGAGCATAGCTCCTGTATCAGGTGCGTCAAACCACGTTAAGACAGACATCAAACACTTAGCAAAGATTACTCTTACTCATAAGCAATACTTATGTCATAACGAGATCATCTATAGAGAATCAAGATGGAATCATAGAGCAGTAGGTAACATAGGTGGTACTAAGCAAGCCTATGGTCTATATCAGATGAAGCTCAAGAGCCTACATACATCTACTCACATCAGACAATATTGGAAGTATTGGTACTATGTAGTACATCGTTATGGAGTAGTAGATACTAAGACTCATGATGCTAACTATTGCAAGGCCTTACATCATCTAAAGACTAAAGGATGGCAATGAGTACAAAGCGCGGTGATCCTCGTGGTACTAGGGCATACAAGAAGCGCAGGCTTGAGGTGCTACAGCGTGATCAATGGTCATGCTTCTATTGTGGACAACCAGCGACAACAGTAGATCACATCATTCCTATAGTTAAAGGTGGTGATCCTATTGCATACGATAACTTGGTGTCATGTTGTGCAAGGTGCAACTCACGCAAGGGAAGCCGATCAGAGGGGGTTTTTTTAGCACAACAGGCCAC